TGTTTCTTTTAAATAAAAATTTGATATTTCTCGAAAACCCAACCGCATCATCGAACTTTATAATCAAAACGCGGTCACTGGTATCGTAAACAATCGGCGTGTGATATTCCCTATTTGATGCGTGTGTGATTGTCGATAATACTGAAACATCAAGTTCGCAAACCACATTTCCATCGATTTCAAACCGAAATAAAGCGGCATCACGGGATAATTTAAAACAAGCACTAATTAAATTTCCAAATCCATCGTAATTGTACACCTCATTGAACGCTTGATTTAATGAATTTAATTGTATTTCATCCGGAAATACTTCAAACTTTAAATTACCCGATATTGCTGGAACGCCTATGCTCATAAAGCACCCCCAAACGCCGACGCCTCAAGATAATTTACCGCTGAAATATTGTCGCGAACCGTTATCCTAATAAAGTCTGGCGTTGTAAATTGTGTGTTTCCTCTGATTATTATGGGCGCTGGCGGAACAAATGCCGCTGTGAAAACATCCTCATTTGAAAATACATCAACCACGAAATCCCTTGGTGAAATACAAAACTTGTTTCGAAAGTCATCGGTTTGAACAATTGGCGCATTTGCATTTGAAAACAAAACGTCATCACTTTTAATTTCAATCAATAATCCGTTTTGCAGTGCTTGGTTGATCGCAAGAAATTGCCCAAATTTAATTCCTGCGTCGCGACCAAATATGGAAATACTTGTCACCACGCGATCCGTTGCAATTGTGGGAATTTCAAATTGAACCGGCGTCATTGATCCATTTACATTTAAATCAGTGCTGCCCATGTTTTGAAATTGTTCAATAAACAGCCCTTGAACTGATCTTGGTGCGGTTGATGCGTCAACACTTAATCGATCAACCCCGTCGGCACCCTGAAACACATCGGCATTAAAAAGTTCATCTTTTCCGACGATTCTTGTAATTCCCGATGCCTGTTTTGCTGTTAAATCACCCATAATTTAAAAAATGGGGGGTTGTATCACCCCCCGCCCCTAGTTTGTTTTTACTTCCCTTTGTGTTACACCGTCCGCACTTGTGAATCTGATTGTTCCGATGTTCACGTTTGATTGTGCTGCGTTGTCAATCATCCATTGAATTGCTACTTGTTCACCAAGTAAAACCCCTTGATCGCCGTCATAGCGGTAATGAACGCCAGCCCAGTCACGCCCCAAGCTCATACAACTTGCGGCAAGCTTGTCCAATTCACCATGTATTGTCATTTGACTTGCATCCGCCTCGGAATATGTGTCAAGCATTGTTCCATCAATTGAATGCAATGTGGGCAATCCTAGTGATGACCAAGCACCATCTTTAAAATACATTTTCAACAAGGCTGAACAAGCGCCGGCGATCCCTGCGTGCCCAGCGTTTGCGGATGGGTGCATTGGTGAACCCTCGGCAAATTGCAAACTCAAATATGATTTACTTTCACCGCCGTTTGCAATGTTTGCAGCCTTTACCGCTGCAAGCGTTGCGGCACCAAGTGTGAATAAATCTTGGTGTACGGTTCCCACTGGCAAATCGCCTGATTCTTGTTTTACAACACGCCCAGCCATTGCCTCTGGTCTTAGTTTTAAATGTTTTCGCCATTTCTGAACCCAAGTAGCTTTCAATGCGTGTTTTGATATTTCACCGATTGCCGCCGCAATGTCCGCCGGTCCAGAACTGTTTACAAAATTGGTTTCTTTGTCAAGAACTGGGAAAGCCTCGTTTCTTTGTGCGCCATTACCTAAAAGTAAAGCCGCCGCGTAAATATGCGCCTGATAAACGAAATCAATGTGAACAAATGAACCAAGAACACGAGGTGAAAAGTTATAAACCGCCGCACCTTTTGTTTGGGGAACTGGCACCGTTCCGTTTTGTATTGCCAAATAATTCGCATCCGTGATTCCGTATTCGCCGGTTTCAACAATTGCCCTTTGTTCAATGGTATGTTGTCCAAGCGGAATATCGTGTAATAAAAATTGGGAAACCAAAGGCCCGAATTTTTCGTCTTTTCCTTTTCCCCTAAACAAAGTTTTTCTTGTCACAACACCGTTTTCTTTCGGACCGGCATAATCGTCACCAAATGCGTTTAATGTGTCGATTGCCCTTTGAATGTCTGATTCTTGCTGTGCCGTTCCAGTAACATCGCCGGATAAAACATTAAAAGGAATATCACGCAACAAAGCACGCTCGTAAACCTCGAGCATTTCCGCCGCTGCACGTCTCGAATTTAATGCATATGCTTGTTCGATTGCAAACCCCTCTGGATCACCGCCAGACATGGAAAAGCTTAATGCTGCTTGCGGTGATTCTTGTTTCCTTGTCGCAACGGTTGATTGCGGTATTGAATCAAAATCAGATTGTTCGCCAGTTTCAAGCGCCAAAATTATTTTGTCAATGTCATCCTGCGATGCAAGTCCGGTTACGGGATCGTGTTCAAGCCCTTTGGAATATAAACCAGCGGTGACCTTGTTTACCAAGTCTGGATTTTTCTTTTGTGACAAATCAAGATCGTTTGCCCTTTTTTCTGCCCGATCCTTTCGAAAATCAACCATTGATTTTTTTAAATTTGTTAAATCTTTCATTTTTAAACCTCGATTCCGTTAATTGTTGAATAAATTGATTGTGCTTGTTCATCCAAATTTGTTTTTACGATCCTGATTGTTACGCCAGACGCAACACGCTTAGGATTTCCAATACTAAACTTTACATTTGGATTTGCAGTTGAATTAAATTTCACACCCCTTGTTTCAAATGTTCCAGATGATGCCGCCGTTTCAACTTGTAATTCAAATCGCGCTTTTCCGGATGCGGATGCCTCAACGTTTAATTGCTTGAAATCGCTTTGTGTCACATAATCATGATTGGCATTAACATTTGGCGCAACGTCAACTGATTCATTGTAATCCTCAACCTCATTTCCGCTTGACTCGGTTGTGAATACGGGCAACGGGTTTTGCTCTGAAATTTCCATTCCATCTGATTGGAAAATCTTGGTGTGAACTTGTTTGTCGGTGACAAGCGCGGTTGCATCTGAACCGTCGGGATTGTCGCCTGATTGAATTTTTACCAGTGTGCGCTCGTCCAAGTCCTGCTTTGAGCGAATTGGCAATGCCGAATTATAATCCATTTGTTTCCTTTAATTCTCGTATTTCTTTTTTGAGAATTTCAATGTGTTCATTCTGTTTGTTTATTGTTTCTTGTATTCTCTCAACATCCGCCATTCTCTCAAGTATTTTGTACTCAAGTTCAAGCTTTGACGTTTCAAGCTTTTGCAAATCTAGTTGTTTTTTGCTCAATTTTAAATTCATATTTTACCAATGCGTGCGGTCACGCTTTTTATTCATTTTTACGGATAAAACAAACAATGTCACGCGATCATTTTTAATTCGCATCAAAAACATTGCCGGTTATTGATGTCTCGTAATCTGATAACGTATCTGAACGATTAATTACGAAAACTTGCAACTTTGCACCCGCAACAAATTCAAACCTTGATAACTTTATTTCGGTGTTAAAATTACCATACCAAGTTCGTTGACTTTTTAAATTAACACCGTCGATTTTTACGATGAACCGTGAAATATTATCACCTGAACAAGTTACGCAACACGTATCAAAGTTTTTCCCCGCTGGCACAACGTATTCGTTGATTTTTGTTTCAATGCCAAACGGAACCGCTGCAACCTCATTGTAAATTATTTCAACAACGCCGCGAGGCTTTAAATTTATGTCAAGTGATTCACCTTGCTTTTGAACAATTTTAACGAATTTGCGAACCTGATTGTTGGGTTCGTCGAAAAACTCGTGCGAATAAATTTCGTTGTCACGTTGTGACTTGTTCGTTGGACTCGCCATTTATCGCCTTTAATTCTTGTTCAATGTCTAATTCGTCGTAATACCACGCGATCCAGTTTCCATCGCGCATTTGCTGGATGTCGAAATATTGGAAACGTTTGTGATGTTTGCCGTTATTTCGAAACATACGACGCCGCAACCCCGAGGGGTTGGACGCCGTAATAAATTTCGGAATCGTTTTGTCCGAAACCACAAAATTAGTCGATTAATTTAGTGATTAGCGGTGATGTTCCCATTGGGATTGTATTTTTTTCAACCTCAGCGTCAACTAAACAACTTTTCACGCCGTACAGCTGCTCGGTGGCTTGCAAAAGTGCTCCAACCCCAAACTCGATCTCTTTTTGCTCGTCGAATGCTGGACGTCTCTGGAATCCAACCGCAATTCCCTCACTGTCAAACATATATGCTTGTTGTGATTTAACAACGTTTGAAATAACAACAGGAACGCCATAAACACGCCCAATTACACCGGATGCAAGTCCAGAAACATTTCCGCCGTATGTGTCTGATCTTACAAAATCAGAAATTTTCAAAAGGCTTGTTTCTTGGTCAGGTGAACAATACATAACAAGATTGTTCATGTTTGCTTCATTTTCAAGTAACCATTGTCTCATCGCAAGGATGTTGTCTTGATCGATTGCAGCGGGCGCAGCACCAAGAACGTTTAGTGATGCACTTGCGTCAAGTTCGGCAAGAACATCTTTCTCGACTTGGTAACCGTGTGCACGTGCAGCACGTCCAGCCGCGGCGGCTTGAAAATCAATTGTTGATTGAATTTCATCGTTGGGATCAACAATCCAAGAAATGTATTTTTTCTTGTCAAGATCAAGTGAATCAACAGTTGCAGCAAGTGTTTGAGGTGTTCCCCTGTCACCACTTGCACGGTCATTCGCTGTGAATGATCCCAATTTAGGAAAAGAAATTCTTTTCATTCCTTTAACAGCAAATGCCGAAACATCTGTTACGAAAGGCATGATTCTCATGCTTGCTTTTAATTCACGGGCGACCATTTCCCCGATTAGGTCTTGTTTGGTTGCTTGTAACTCGGTGTTACCAACCACGTTTCCATCTAATGCCATTTTTTAATCCTTTGTTTTATTGCGTTATAAATCCGCAATTCGTTTTTCGTTTGGTAAACTTTTCAAAGCATTCATCAAATCGTCATTTGACATTGACTGAACACTTTTTGATTCATTCTTTTCGATTGGTTTATTACTTGGTGCGACATCGGCAACATTTACTTTTTTGCCAAACAAATTAATGTGACCGGTATTTTTCATCGCCTCGTCAATTAACAATTCGATTTCATCGCCGTCCGGTTTGTAATTTGCGTCAACCGTAACTTTTCCAATCTTGTCGTCGCCAATGAACTTGATTAGCAATTCCGCATCATTGCAGTTTTTCTGCATCGCCCGTGTTTTGATTTCGGATTCAATGTTTGTTCGCGCGTAATTGTACGTTGAACCCTTTAATCTTTTTTCGGTCGATTCCAGACGTTCTTGCAAAGACTGAATCACCTTGTCCTTGTCGCCCTCGGATTTCGCCATTTCAATGTCGCGATCCTCAAGCATACGACGCAATTGTGAAACCTCGTTTCGTGAATCGTTTAACATATCCTTGAACTTTAACATATCGGATTTGTAATCACGCTCGGGTTTTGTCAGGCTGTCATCAACTTGGGCACCGCCCTCATCGCGTCCGGCACCGCCGGAATTTACCTCATCACTCATAAAATTTTCCCCCTAATAATAAAATTTGTCAAAATGACAAACACCTATTTCAATTTTCTTGATATTATCTTACGTGCACGTTTGACGATTGCCAAACGCATTTTTTCTGAAATCGTCAGGTAAAAATATTCGTATGATTCTAAGCCCTCACGAATGTCATCATATCTTGCGCCGACTCGACGGGTTTTTACCTTTTTTGTTTGCAAATCGGTTGATTGAAGTTTACGCCCACCGCGTCGAACTGTTTTTGTTTTTTTCTTGCCTTTTTTTGTCTGATATTCGATTGATAATTGATAGGCTTTATGGCGCTTGTTTGAATGCTGAAACACCCATTCCAATTTGCCACCACTTAATTCAGTTTTAACATTTGTTGCGATGTCATTCAGTAATTCGCCAGTAATTGTTAAGTTTATTGTTCGTTTTTTGTATTTTGGCGACTTGCCTTTTACTGCCTCGCGAAATCTAAAATATGCTTTGTCGTCTTTGTCGCCTAAATTCAGCTTGCGATATGTGCGCCCTTGAATATCTTTAACAACCAAATCGCCAATTTCTTTGCGCACGGATTTGTCGCGTACAATTTTGCGAACCCTTTTCCTAAATTCCGCTTTTGTAATCTTTGTTTTTGGTCGAAATATCATAATAATAATTCATCAAGAAATCGCCGAACCGCACCCGCATCACTCAGATCAATTAATTCATCGGGCGCCAGTGATTCAAGTGTAATTCGTTCTTGTTCATCCCTAATCAATTCAGCTATGTTTTGCGCCTCATCTTTATTAATACCAAACCAAGCGCGTTGCGGCAATGTGTCACCCACTTGGTGATTGTAACCACGCTTTGATTCGTCGCCGCCCTCAATTCCAAATGTCACAGTGTTTTTCGTCTCTTTTAATGGTCGCAATGATTCCAGCATACCGCCAGTCAAGAACATATCAACTGATTCGCGCGTGACGCCCTTTTTGTCGGCATATTCCTTTGAATACTTGGTGAATTTTTTGCCCGAAACGTCATTTCCGTCCAGTGTTCGTGATTCAATTCGACTTAATGCCTCGGAAACAAAATTGGCTTTTTCAACGTCAGATGGTTCGCGTCCAAGTAACTCTTTTAAATTAATCCGCTGCGATAGCTTTTTCTGATTAAATGTTGTGTTGCCCTCAAAGTCTGCCATTATTTGTATTTGGTGCCTTTGCCTTTTTTAGTTTTTTTCTTTTTTGCCATTGTTAAATCCTTTTATTCCTCATCCTCATCCTGACTTTCATCGTCGCTTGCGTCCAAATCCATGTCGGGTTCAGGCAATTCGACAATCGGTGCCGGTGGTGGCTTTATTTCGTCTGCCTCTGTTTCATCCTCATTTATTTGTTTTAAATATTCCAATGCCTCATCCCTTGACATATTTTTGCATTCCATCAAATACCCAACGCGAGAAATTAAACCTAAATCCAATTCACGTTCGAACTTGTCGAGCTTTTCACTGGGCGTCAATACCATTTCAGGTTTGTCAAAATCGACGTTAATTTCTGAATCCTCTGGTAAAACCATTTGATATTTGCGATCAAGCGTTGTTGAACCATTTAATGCCACCAACCAAGCTTTTACAATCTTATAAACCTGATTCTCAACATCACGAAACACCTCGTAATCATCTTGATGCGCCGAAACCTTTTCCAGTCCTTGAATAAAACGATCCAGCCCCGATGCAGCCTTTTCTTGTTGTCCGGATGCGTTGATTGCGTCTGCGCCCAGCCCCTCGGATGTAATAAAGTAATTCAGAAACTTGTCATTTGCTTGCGATATTTCCCCGATGTTTGAATTGGGTGATACAAAAGAAAAATCAACATCACCGGATTCGGTGCCGTCTGTTTTTAATCTCAACAACATCGCAGCGCCCACGACTTGATTCTCTGGTTGCAAATCACTGGGTGCCTTTAAAATACCCACCGCATAACCGTTCATTTTGATGTTATTTGATTCGTCAGTCATTCTGGCATTAAACTCGACTGTAAAATCAGTCAGCGCATTAGATGAGCGCACAAAATATTCGAAATCTTTTTCACGCGATGCCTCAAAAAACGGCATAATGCCTTGTTGTGCCAATGGTGAAATAATATCAACATCACTTGATGGTTTCATTGTCTCGGGATCAAGCAATTCGCCCAGCCCGTTTTGAATGTAATT